TTACTTCCATCCACACGCTTTTTGAAGTGGCTTCAATGCCTCTGACAGACCAGCAACATCAAATGTCGCACTCACGGGACTTTCATTGTAAGGCGTGATCTGAGTAAACATTGAGTTAGCCTGGCTCAGCGCCTTGACGAACTCGATGACATTGCCACGATAAAATACCGATTTGGTATCGCTAGATATGTCCCATGTTTTCGTTTTTGCCTTCTGTTTATCCAAGCGAGATAACATCTGTGTTTCGTTCAACCCAAGATAGGTATCCCAATTGAGGAAAAGTTCTGTTTTTTTCTCGCGGCAAGTGATGTAAAGACTTGGTGTGATCGATTCCCCAAACTGCGACCGGAAAGAATCATTAGCAGAAAGGCTAACATAAACATTCTCTGAATCATCCACGGGTGAAGTTTTCGTGGATACCTGCCATTTTCCAACACCTACTACTGGCTTAGCCTCTTCGGCTACTTTCGGTGGAAGAACCTTATCGTAACAAGCTAAACGCGCATCACTTTTTGCCTCGGATTGGCATTTCATTAATGCGTTATTGTTAATATCGGCTTTAACTGGTTCTACCGCATACGCTGTTGATACAGCAGAAGAGCAAAGCGCCATAGCAATGATTATCTTTTTCATACCATTACCTTTCATGATTTCGGGCGAGTAAAGAAAACAAACATTCCGATAATGATATCGCCAATAACCCAGATGGTTCCCAGCATCATCATCCCCAGCCCCGTACCAATTGCGGCTCCGGCCCGTTCTGCGTCTGAGGCTGCGTTATTGATAACGTCACTACTGCCGCCAGCCCCGGCAAAAATGCAATAGATCATAAAGATGTTAAACAGGATAAATATCCACTTAACGATCTTGCCAAAAAATGAGCGCTTCGGCTTTCTGACCTGATGGCCGCAAGAGGGACATTTAAACGCTGAATCACTAATTTCTTTACTGCATTCCGGGCAGTTTACTAATGCCATTTTCCTAGACTCCATAGACATGGTTACATAACCGCCATAAAGCCTATCAGTTGATTTTGTTTGAATAAATAAAAATTAACCCGCCATATAGGCGGGTTATTTTAGAGTGCCAGCGATAACTGATCTTCGCCGTGGTGACTTCGTGGAAAAGCTTCTTGTGGCACCATCGCGCCGGGCGCTGGCTGGGTCTGGTTTAGTGAACCGTCTATTTCCGTCATGCTGGTGAAACAGTACCCGCACAACATATTTTGACACTGGTGATAGCTGCGTCGTACAAGCAAACTCAGCTCAACGCTGGTTCTGGTTTTTGCTATTGCACGGCAGCGAGGACAGCGCATTGCCATACGCGGGCCTCCTTTCAGGACTGGTTAATATCAACGCAAGTATAACGCTTAAGACGTTGAATCGTCACTCTCCGCTGTCCAGTCGTCGATTTTTACTTCCAGTTCCAGCGACGTGGTAAATCCTCCCCCGCCAATATCGTGAACGCACCGCGTTATCGTCCAGTTCCCACTGTCGATCGTGGACTTAAAGCCGTAGACGCTGGCGGGCTGTTCCGGGTACAAATCAGCGCGGCCACGCGCCAGGGTGATGCTGAACGTCGCCGCTCCACGCTGCAACTCCCGCCACTTAGCCGCAGCGGCACGCTTCGCCGCCTTTTCCGTCTTGAAGGTTTTACGGATAACAAAAACGTTACCTTCGGCCCCGGCCAGATAATCCCCTTCTTTTTTGCTTGATGCGGGTTCTTTCTTTTTGGCCTGGCTGGTTCGTCGCCTGCGGGTTGTTTTCTTCACGGTAGTGGATGGTTTTTTACCAAAGTTGAGATCAAGCCAGTATGCAGTTACGCCCGTGTACGCGTCGCGGTCAGCTACGTTAAAGCGATGTTTATCACCGCTTGACCGGACTATCTCGATCGCTGGCAGCGGCTTGCCGCTCTGCGTCACTCCCTTACCTGGCGTGATAAACAGAAGCATACCGTTTTTAATGGTTGCCACCGCGCCCAGCATTTCGGCCATGCGCGTTAAGAAGCTGATATCTGATTCACTCGTCTGATCGGCGTGGTCTATCTCAATCTTCGCCAGTTCTTCGCTGACACCCGCACGCAGATCGTAGCGACTGGCAATGCTGGCGACCACATCCCCCACGGTAATATCGTGCCAGCTATATTCCCTTTTCACGTTGAAGGTATCGCGGAAATCTGCGCTTCTGGCACTGATCGTTAGCTGGTCAGGCGGGCCTGAATGACCTATCTCATCAACCGTATACACGCCCTTAAAAACCAATGGATCATTATCCCAGCCCAGCGCCACCGATATCTTTGCGCCGCGTGGTGGTAATGCTACCTGCCCGTCTGCATCATCCAGAGTCAGATCCAGCGTGTCCGCTTCAAAGCCCCGGTTATCTGTCAGGGAAAGAGAGATCAACCGGTTATCCAGCGCCGTAAGCTGATTACCTTCAATTTCAATACTGAACGCCGGGCGCGGCGAATATCGGTTTTCTGTCGTGTCCATATCAACCCCTTCATCATGATGGGGTACATCGTCGCCACGCGCGCGCGCATGAACAACGCCCCGTCATTGTTGCAGGTTGCTGACAACCCTTATTCATCGCATCAGCATGCCATTGCCGCAATGATATTCGCAGTCATTAAACTGGCGAGGCAAATACATGGCCACTAACTACCATCACGGTGTAACCGTCACGGAAACCACCGACCTTAGCACGATGATCACCGACATTGATTCGGCGGTGATCGGCGTTGTCTGCACCGCTGATGATGCGGACGAAACAGCGTTCCCGCTGGATACCCCTGTACTGATCACCCGCGTGGCTAACATGCTGGGCAAGGCAGGTAAAACCGGCACCCTGTTTACCACCCTGAAAGCGATTTCAGACCAGACCAGCCCGCAAACCATTGTGATCCGCGTTGCTGATGCTGCAAATATCGAACCGCCAGAAGGCGGCACCGCACAGACACAGGATCAACTGGTTATTGGCGGCACCGATGCAAACGGACGCTTTACCGGCATGTACGCGCTGCTGTCTGCCGAAATGCGCGTAGGCGTGCGCCCGCGTGTGCTGGCTGTTCCCGGTCTTGATACGGAAGCGGTGGCCGCACAACTCGGCGTCATTGCCGAAAAGCTGCGCGCGTTTGCTTACGTGGCAGCGAACGGCTGCAACAGCATCGCCGAAGTGAAGGAATACCGCGAACAGTTCTCCCAGCGTGAAATGATGGTTATCTGGCCTAATTTCATCTGCTACGACACCAACGCCGGGGCGAATGCCACCGTGCCCGTGGGTGCCCATGCGGTTGGGATGCGCGCCAAAATCGACGCAACGCAGGGCTGGCATAAAACCATTTCCAACGTGCCCGTTAATAACGTGCTGGGGATGGATCGGGATATCTATTTCACGTTGCAGGGCACCGATACCGACGCCGACGAACTGAACGCAGCAGGCGTTACCACGCTGATCAAGCAGGACGGCTACCGCATCTGGGGATCGCGTACCTGCGACGCGGAAACGTATATCTTCGAAAGCTATACCCGAACCGCGCAGATCGTTGCGGATACCGTCGCCGAAGCACATTTCGCCTATGTTGATAAACCGCTTACCCCGTCGCTGGTAAAGGACATTGTGGACGGCATCAATAAGAAGCTGACCTCATATGTGACGGCTGGCAAGCTGCTGGGCGCCCGCTGCTGGTATGACCCGGAACCGAATACCTCGGAAACCCTGCGCAATGGTCAACTGACCATTAAGTACAACTACACCCCTGTTCCACCGCTGGAAAATCTCAGCCTGGTACAGGAGTTCACCGACGAATATTTCGCTACGTTTTCCAGCGCAGTGAATAACTAACCGGGGGCGCTTATGGCACTGCCTAAGAAACTCAAATATTTCAATATGTTCTTTGACGGGGATAACTACTTCGGCATGGTGCCGGAAATCACCCCCGCCAAACTCACCAAAAAAACCGAAGACTACCAGGCGGGCGGTATGCCGGGTTCGGTTGCGGTGGATCTGGGCTTCGACGCTGGCGCCCTGGATATGGATATCACGCTGGGCGGCATGGATGCCGGGCTAATGAAAAAATGGGGCGTTACCACTGCGGACGGAATGCAGGTGCGCTTTGCTGGCTCTTACCAGGACGATGCGACCGGCGACGCCGTACCGTGCGAAATCCAGACGCGTGGCCGCTTCACTGAACTGGATCCCGGTTCGGCAAAGGTTGGGGATGATACTTCGCATAAGTACACCCTGAAAAACACCTATTACAAGCTGACCATCAATAGCGAAGAAATTATCGAAATTGATGTGCTCAACATGATCTACAAAGTTGCCGGTGTGGATGTGCTGGAAAAACACCGCGCTAACATCGGCTTATAAGGAAACCCGGCACCATGAGCAAGACCAAAGAAAACACCGTTATTCTTACCGCCCCTATTACGCGCGGTAAGACCAAAATCACCGAAGTGGCGATCACTTCCGTGCTTAAACAGGCTGGATCACTGCGCGGCTTAAAAGCCTATGACGTGCTGACGTCCAACTATGACGCGCTGGTTATTCTGCTGCCCCGCGTTACCGCTCCGGCATTAACCGCCGATGAGATTGCCCGAATGGATACCTGGGATTTTTGCCAGTTAGCCAACGCGGTGGTTGATTTTTTGCAACCCTCTTCGGATCTGACCGCGACGGATACGGGCAACGAATCATCCGATGCCCCTGCGAACGCATAGAAGACCTGATGGCAGATATCGCCGTCATATTCCACTGGCGGCCGGTAGAGATGGACGCCATGACGGTACAGGAAATACTGTTATGGCGTGATCAGGCGGCTGCGCGCAGTGGTGGAGATCACTAAATGGCAGACCGCAATTTAAATATCAGGGTGGCATTCAGCGCCCTGAATAATATGTCCCGCCCTGTCAACGCGGCGCGCCAGAGTGCCGCCGCGTTGGCGTCTCAAATCAATCAGACCAAAACCAGCATTAAAGGGCTTGAGCGTCAGGCAACCAGCTTTGACCGCCTCACCGCAGCCAATAAAAAAACCACCGAACAACTGGCCCAGGCGAAAGAACAGGCCCGGCAAATGGCGGCGGCTTATGGCCCGTTACGCCAGCGCAGTGCCGAACAGGTTGCCGCCCTCAATCAGCAACGTGCAGCCATTCGCCAGTTAACCCAGCAGCAGAAAGGCGAGCAGACGCAGCTTAACCAGTTGCGCGCCAGCTTCTACAGCGAAGGCATTGCGATCAGCAGCGCCAGCCGGGCGACGGAACAGATCAACCAGCGCACCGCGCAATACAACCGCCAGCTTGCCGAACAGCAGCGACGGCTTGACGCTGTTAACCAGGCGCAGGCCCGTTACAGCCGCGCCAAAGAAACCGGCGAAAAGATGATGAGCGGGGGGATGAAAACCGCCGCAGTAGGGGCGGCAACCCTCGCACCTGTCGCCGCTGCGGTTAAATCATACAGCAGCCTTGAAGACGCCATGAAAGGCGTAGCCAAACAGGTAAACGGCTTGCGTGACGACAGCGGCAACCGCACCCCGCAGTATGAAGAAATGCAGCGGGCGATCATGGGTGCCAGCGAAAAGCTACCAATGGCTAACGGCGCTGTTGACTATGCCGCCCTGGTCGAAGGTGGCGCGCGCATGGGCGTGGCAAACAGCGATGATCCGTGGGAAAAACAAAAAGCCGATCTGCTGGCTTTCGCCAGCATGGCGGCAAAAGCTTCGGCAGCCTTTGAACTGCCCGCCGATCAGCTTTCTGAAAGTCTCGGTAAGATTGCCGGGCTGTATAAAATCCCTACCCAGAATATTGAACAGTTAGGCGACGCCATAAACTACCTGGACGATAACGCGAAGTCGAAAGGCTCCGATATTATCGACGTGCTCCAGCGCGTTGGCGGACTTGCCAGCCAACTGGATTACAAGCAAGCCGCCGCGCTGGGTTCCACCTTCCTGACGCTTGGATCACCTGCCGAAGTTGCCGCCAGCGCAACCAATGCAATGGTGCGCGAACTATCGATCGCCACAGTACAAAGCGATAAATTTTTGGGTGCGCTGGATGAAATCGGCGTCAATGCTGAAAAAGTCCAGAAAAGCATGTCAGTGGACGCGATGGGCACGATCATTTCAGTGCTGGAAGCGTCCAAAAAACTTGCACCAGATAAGCAGGTAGCCAACCTTACTCAGATTTTCGGTAAAGAGTTCGGCGATGATGCGCAGAAACTTGCGAACAACCTGCCCGAACTACGCCGCCAGATAGAACTGACGCAGGGCGCAGCCGCTAAAGGTTCCATGAATCGGGAATCTGATATCAATAAAGCTTCCCTTTCAGCTCAGTGGCAACTGACCAAAACCGGCGCGGTTAACGCATTGAGTTCAGCAGGGGAAACGCTCCGCGAACCGCTGATGGATATCATGCTTACCGTCAGTAAGGTGGTTGGCAGCGTCCGCCGCTGGGTTGAGGCAAACCCGGCTCTGGTTGGCTCAATCATGAAAGTCACCGCAGCCATAGGCGCGTTGCTGGTTGTCGTGGGTGGCCTGATGCTGACCATCGGCGCAGTGCTCGTCCCGATGGCACTTGTTCGCCTCAGCTTCACCACGCTGGCTGGCTCCGGTGGGGTAACTCCCCTCATAGGCTCGCTGGGAAAATTATCCAGCACATTACGCGGGCTGATCCCCTCACTATCTGGCGTGGGCCGAAGTATTAAAGACTGGCCTGCCCTCTTCCGATCTGCTGCGTCTGGCATTACCCAATTTAGTAAACAAGCTATTGGCGGGTTAAACACAGCGTTAATGGCACTTTCACGCGGTGCTGTTGCTGCCGGACAGGGGCTATTTACCCTATTCACAAGGCCTATGACGGCTATAACCTGGCTTGGTAATGGCCTCAGAACTCTGGCGACCTCCGGTTTCGGCGCTTTGCTGAACGTTGGACGCACCGTAATGATGGCGTTGGGTGGCGGGTTATCATTACTTCTTAGCCCTATTGGAATACTGGTAATCGCTTTATCAGCAGCAGCGATCGCCGTTATTAAATTCTGGGAACCTATAAAAGCCTTTTTCACTGGCTTTTACACCGGGTTAATGAGTGGCTTACAGCCTTTAACCTCAGCATTTAGTACAGCCTTTGCACCACTAGCCCCACTCTTTGACTCTATCGGTAATGCTGTCGGTGGCGTCTGGGAGTGGTTCACAAAACTATTCGAACCTATCCAGTTCTCCAGCGAAGCGCTAGCCTCCTGCACCAGTGCCGGGGAAACGTTCGGTAAGGTTGTCGGTAACGCTCTATCTGCATTAACACCAATAATCGAAGGAATAGCGCGCGGTATAGGATGGGTACTGGAAAAACTCGGCGCCATCCCCGACGCAACAAAAGCAGCGCAGCAAGCTGCGGAAAGTATGCACAAAGACCCTGTTGTCTGGGAGTGGGATCCGCAGCAAAAGAAAATGGTTAAAAAGGGTTGGAACTGGTCGCCGAAAGACGATCAGCAGAAGAAAACCAACCAGAAGCAACAGCAGGCCATTGACCAGCAGAAAAAGCAGGAAAGCTTAATTAACTCGCTCAAGGGCCCGGCCAACATCGTGCCGAAGATGAGCAGCAGCCTGGACAAAATCGCCACCAATACCACGGAGAAGAAAGACGGCCCCGGCGAAATTGTCTTCAAGAATAAGCAGCCCTATATCCCGATCCGTGGCGGATATTCGGAACCGCTTAAGCAGGCACAGCGCCAGCTACCATCCCTTACCGATTGGGTGACGCAGCAGGCCGGATCGCTGATCGCTTCCGTTACCCCTTGGCAGGTTGAGAAGCCCGCCGCCCGGGTGCCCGTTTCGGCGTCGCCGTCTGCGGCTTCCGTCGCTGCGCTGATGCCCGCGCCGGGTGGCGATGTATATAACCTTAGCTTCGACTTTAGCGGCCAGAAACTGGATGAAGAAACCATTATCAGGCGCGTGCGCGAAGAACTTGCGTTAGCGAAGCAGCAGGCCGACCGGCGCAAGCGCTCCCAACTGATCGATCACGTCTAAGGGTAATATCATGATGATGATTTTGGGGATGTTCCCCTTTTCACTGCAAACCACGCCTTACCAGAGTGCGAATAAAACCAACTCTTGGCGGCACGTCAAAAACGATCGCGTTGGTAAGTCCCCGCGCTATCAGTTCATCGGCGCTGATGAAGAACCTTTCGTACTCAGCGGCACGCTGTACCCCGAAATTAGCGGCGGTGATGTGTCGCTTGTCATGCTGGAAACTATGGCTTTTTCTGGGCGACCATGGCCCCTGATAGAAGGCACAGGCAGGATCTACGGCATGTATGTAATTGAGCAGATCACGCAAAACCGGACTGAGTTTTTTAAGGACGGGAAGGCAAAGAAAATTGATTTTACGCTCAACCTGAAACGGGTAAGCGAGGACATACGGGAAAAGCTGGCCGAAACGACCACCGACGATCTCTTCTCTCTGGTGAAAACCAACCTTTCGATATAAGAAAAGCGGGCCTTTGCCCGCTTCGTCTTCCGGAACACACCGCCATAACTGACCGTGCTACAGCACCGTTAAAAATGACCGTACTCGATACGCACGGCCAGCACGGTTAGAACCGGCCATGCGTGCCGGAATGAAAACTTATTCCGGTTTATCCGGCCAGGTGATATCCGGCGCTTTCGAGGTGTCCACCGCCTGCACGGCTTTGATGTAGTTCATCCAGGCGATCAGGCTGGCTTTATCTTCACCGCTGATAATGCCTAACTGTAGCTCCGTCTGCCAGAGACTGATCGTTGCCTGCGCCTCAAGCAGTAGCGCAGCTTTCTGTTGCTCCGCCGCGTCCACTTCCGCCGCGTGCTGCGCTTCGATATCCGTCACCCACTCGCTGCCGTTCCACGTATCGTAGGGCGTAGCAGGTGCCAGCGTGGTAGTACCTACCGGGTAATCGCCTGGCAAAGAAACGATCTCCGGCTCGCCTGTTTCAGTCCTGTACACCGTTTCACCACGGTGATCGTCGACGTATTCCCAGGCGGTAAAATCGGCTGTCCGGCAAACAGCAAAGCCCTGTTTGCTTTCGCCCGGCGCATCGGTGCAGGAGTTAGCAGGCAGGCCAACGCCAACAGCCAGATACTCAACGGTTGAAGAGAGATATTCGCGCGTCTCACCATCATAGTTAAACACGGTAATATCACCGGCCACTGTGGCGATCAGTTCGCTGTTCAGTTTTGCCTTTGCCATTATGCCGCCCTCACGATGTAGTTAAACGCGGTATTACATGGTGCCGTTTCGTTCTGGCCTTCTTCAGTTATATACACACCACTGCTTCCCGAAACCGCATAATAAGTTGTTGCTGCTGCTTTCCTTGATTGTTCATGTACGGCAGGGGTTTGAGTTCCATCGCCATTACCAAATAAAAATCCATGGGTATGTTTCCTCATTTTATCTGCGGCATACGAAAGAATAGCCCGTCCACTATCCAGCCCGCGCCCATCATCCCAGCCGCGAATAAACACGCCACGCAGATCAGGCAGACTACCGGATGGGTAAGCCGTCGCCAGTTTCGGATATTTGACCTTATCGAACGCTGCACCATTGCATTTAAGCCAGCCACCTGGCGGCGTTGCCTGCGGCCACGGAAGCGGAAAACCTGCCGGGAAATATTTATCGAAATCAGACTCAAGCAAATATTGCGTATGAGGATCAGCCGCAGCAACATGCGCCGCCAGTTGCTGATCAACATAGGCTTTCACCTGGATTATCTGATCATCAACATACTGGCGCGTTGCCAGCACTACCGAAGGGTCAATTTTCAGCGTCACGGCGGCGGTGCTGCTGACGATCAGGATCATGCGGACAATCTGCACGCGCCCGCTACCTTCCTGCAACTGCGGCTTATAGGTTTCCGCGCAGTTGGCTACGGCAATCATATCGCCGTCTTTATCGAATAAACCGATTTCACGGATCCACCACCCGCCCACGTCTTCGGGGATCACCTGCTCGGCAATAATCTGGTTGGCGTTGTTCGGATCAATGCTCAGGGTATTGAGTGGCGCGCGGCGCAACTCATGAACCAGCGCCGTTTGTGCCGGGTTAGGCGTCGGCAATGCGCCGTTACCATCGCCTACAGCCATCTGGGTGATCTCGACCTGCGCACCCAATGCCGTGGCATTTGCCAGTTTCGCCGCGCCCACATTGGTTAGCACGGCATAATATTTAGTCGCCACTTGCGATCTCCACGGTGTCAATTAAATGGATTGCCGCCCCGGTGTAATCATCACCGCCCACGGCTATGGTTTCAGGGAAATACGGGTACACGGTCAACGTATCGCCGGAATAACTGCCCGCGCCGATATACAGATCGCCGGTTGTTTGCAGGTGAAGAGACATTCCCAGCATATGACGGCTGCACGGCTTCACATCGGCGATCAGGCGTTCAAGCTCCTGATAGGTTTCTTCACTAATGCCCTGGTCCTCCACCCCAATATCCAGCGTGAAGGTGCCCGGTGCGGTGTCGATGTTCCACCACTCGTTAACCCGGATGAAGAAGCCGAACGGCTCCACAACCCGGCGCATGGCGCCCGTTGTACCCTTGTACTTATGCAGGTAGAACGCATCGGCCACCGCCTTTCGTTTTGTGCTTATCGGCCAGGCCTCATCCCAGCGATCAACGGAGAAGGCCCACGCCAGATAGGGCAACAGATCAGCCCGACACGTCCACGGGTTCCACAACTGGCGCAGCGGCACGGGCACTTCACCCAACGATGCGCAGACGCGCGCGGCGACTCGCTCCATTCGGCTGGCGCTGGGTGGTAACAGGTCATTACTCATCGTAACCACCCACCGTTATGGTGTATTCGGTGCAGTGCGATGCCTGGTAGTCACTCAGCACGATATCCGCAACAGGCTGCGCCAGTTCCACGCGCTGGACACCTTCGACGTGCAGGGCGGCGTAGATAGCTGAAAGTCGGATATCGCGCCCTAAGCGATTCTGCGCGGCAATATACGCCTGTAACTGTTGCTCCGATGCCTGCCGGACGGGTTCGGCTTCCGGCCCCGGATAGATGTAAAGCGTTGCATCGATCTGATACGGCACGATCTCCGCAGACTGCACCGTTACCCTGTCGGCCACCGGGCGCACCTCTTCATCGTTCAGGGCAGCAGCGACCACGGAAAGCAGATCATCGCTGGCCGTTCCGTCACCCTCACGCGACAGCACCGAAATGGTGACGCAGGCAGGTGTAGGACTGACCGCCGAAATATCAGCTACGCGCCCGTCAGCCGAACGCCCCCAAAATTCATACGCCGCCGTTGGCCCGGCCACGCTCAGACCTTCAAAAGCCTGCTGGGTACGCGTGCGTAAATCCGCGTCTGACTCCATCACGGCTTCAATTGGCGGGGTAACGCTGTCGTCTTCTTCCTGAATGGTCAGACGTTCAACGTTGAAATTGACCGCCAGATTATCCAGATCGCTATCCGTGGAATAAGCCAGCATCACCGCGCGGGCCGCTTCATTCACCCGCTGGCGCAACAGCAATTCGCGATAGCAATTTTCTTCCAGCAGCATGGTGATCGGCTCCGATTCAAGCTCAAGCGTGCGGGCGATCTCTTCCTGTTCGTCTTCCGGGTACATCGCAATAAATGCGGCCTTGCGCTGCGCGAAAAGCGTTTCGAAGTCCAGCGGTTCAACCACCACGGGCGGCGGTAGCTGCGATAAATCGATCGTGCCGCTCATGCCTGGCCCCTCAATGTGATATCGGCGTTAAATGGCGTCTGATTGTCGGTGCGGTTGGCCTGGATAGTGGCAACCAGCCGACCGGCACCCGGCGCGCTCAGGGTGATACTGGTCAGAGAGATCCGCGGTTCCCATAAATACAGGGCGCTGTAGATGGCAGACATAATGCGCAGCTTCGTTATGGCGTTATCGACCGGCTGATCTATCAGGTTGAAAAGCTGCGAACCGTAAGCGCGGCGCATTACACGGGAACCGATCGGCGTTAACAGAATATCGCCGATAGACTGCGCTATATGCTCGTTGTCGGTGATGGCATGGCCTGAACTGGCATTCATGCCGCTGTAACGGACTGTACTCATACCGGGCCACCTGTATTACTACCACCGGACTGGACGCCGCTATGTTTGTGAGAATGGACAACGACACCATTAGACGAAAGCGATCCGCCTGAATGGGTAATATTGCCCTTCATTTCCCCGCCCTTTTGCACTTCCAGCGTGGCGGTGATCAGCTTGTTGGTGCAGACCACTTCCGGCGTGTCCAGGGTAACGCGCGTATCTGCCTTGACCGTTACCACCGGCACGGTGGCGGTAATGGATTCCGACGCGGTGACGCTTGCCGTTTTTACCCCGCTGACAACCAGCGCGCTGGCCTCCGGGTCATATGAAATACGGGCGCCATCCGGGTGCAGGATCACGCAGGTGGTAGCGCCAGCATCTGGCGGCGGTGCGTCTTCGCTGTAAAGGCTTCCGGCAATGAATGCCGTCTCCATCTCACCGCAGGGGCACAAAATATAAACCTGTTCGCCCACTGTCGGCGCCCACCACGTCACGGCTTCACCGGCGCGCGGCACTGCCCAGCGGATCCAGTCGGTTTTGTTCTCGCCGGTTTCGACGCGTGCAAGATACTTTTCCGTGTCCACTTCCAGCACGGTGCCAATGCGGGCGAGATTGCAGATAAGGCGGTAGAGTTCGTTTAAATTCATAGTGCTGACTGTTTCCCGTGGTGCCGGTTACGCTGTCCGGCGTCGCTTCCGCCCGGTAGCAGGCTTTACGACCGTTTCGGCTTTTGGGTTATGCAGTCAGTATCAGGAGTCGCGCGCGCGCAAACAACGCGGCGCCATTGTGGCGGGTTGGTGACAATCAAATCTCTTGCATGAAGGTAACAACTGTATCGGCCAGCCAGTCTAAATCCCCCTCGGTCATGCCCAGGAGTTCACGCACCGGGTAGCGCGCACGGGCACCCGGCACCACGTTATCGACTTCACCGTACTGGTGAACGCTGGCAATTTCGGCGGTATGCCCCTGAAAGCCAACCACGGCCATGCCGCCCGTACCGTAAGCCTTAAGAAAGCGTGCAGTGCGCAGCTTACGGAACATCGGATCCTTTCTGGTGCGGTTCTGCTTGGACTGGTTGAGATTGATTTCAATATAGCGCTGGATATCGCGCTTATAGAACGTGCGCAGGGCACCGCGATCAACGTCATAGCCGGTGATTGCGCGGTGCTCACCCCTGCCCGTGGTTCGCCAGTTGCGTAACTCCCTGGCCTCATCATTCCATATGAACTTTATCCCGCCCTGGGTGCGCAGGATTTTGCGGCGGCGGGCCTGATAGCTTTCGCCGCTGGGGTTCTTCTGGCTGGCGATACGCTTTTGCTGGCGCTTACGCAGCCCGATCGCAACGTCGCGCGTCAGCTTGCGACGGTGTCCGGGCGAAAGCTGCGCGGCAACGCTGGCTAACCAGTCGTCTAACTGCTGGAAGAGGGGATCGGTTTGTTGTCCTGCCATGTTTCGCCGCTGACCTCATCAACAAATACCAGTGACCACGCGCCAATTTCCGGCCCCGGCGCAGGGTCAGCACGGTGACGGGTGACGATCTCGCCATCTTCACGGGTGACGATCACTGACTCATCAGCCTGAATCTGGATCAGCACGTCCATCGTGCTGTTACTCAGGATATCGGCTTCGAATGTTATGCCGTTCTGCTGCCTGTCCGGGTTAAACAACAGATCAGGCTGATATAAGCGTGCCCATGCCAGCACCGGTACGCTGATAGTATCCAGAGATTCAGGATAATCCATCACCAGCACTTCCAGCGTATAGCGGTACTCAAACGCAGCAGCACGCTGGCCGGTGCTGACCATACGGCCTTTACGCAGGTAAACAGCCAGATTATCGGGATTCTCGCGCAGCCAGGGCACATGCTGGCTTATCATCTGGCGCAGCAAATCGGGTTTAAGCATTAATCCCTCCCGGACTTAACCGCATCATAAGCAGCCTCACAGGCTAATCCTCTGGCTCTTGCTTCATCAGCATCCCTTGCCAGTTGCCCCGCTCGATCGTCAGCGCGGCGGAACAGGTCGGCGAGCAGTACGGCACCGCTGGCTTTTGCCTCGCTTCTGCCGGAAGTTCCGGCACCGCAGGCGCGTTCACGGTCTGCCAGTTGCCTGGCGAGTTTGTCGGCCCTGTCGTGCAGCCCACGAGAAGCAGCACGGGCACGATCGGCATCAGCCTGCACGCCAGCAAGCTGCTGGCTGGCTTGTTTTCTGATCGCATCAATTTCACCTTGTCGGCGTTGTTCTTCTGCCCTGGCCTCAGCCTGCCTTTGCGCCAGCGCGGTGGCGTCGCGTGCATCACGTTGCGCCCACTCTCCACGCCAGTGCTGATCGGCATCACCATAACCGGCGCTGTAACGCCAGTGACTAAAACCCCAAACAGCAGCAGCGGCCAGCACAAGACAAACGATCACTTTCCAGCGTGACAACCCCATCTCTAAACCTCTCGCCAACTCGCACTGTCATTACCGGACGTGCTGGAGCACTGTCAAAAATGACCGCACTCGATACGCACGGCCAGCACAGTTAAAAATGACCTGCACGGCGTATCAGGCAGGGTAATCGGCATAAGGTAACTGGAAGTGTGGCCCGTCTTTGAGCGTCTTCCAGTCTCCGCCCCACTCCACCGGAATGCCCAGATTTTTACCCGCCTGCTTAAACGCCTGGGAAATCTGCTGGTAATACTGCCAGTCCCATGAACCGGCAGGCGTTGGATAAGCGAAAACATCAACGGCGTGACCGGAAATATGCCTGCTGTTCATGGTCTGGCTTTTACCTTCCGCAACCAGTTGCTTCTGACGTTCGACAGTACGCAAACCTTCCGTAATGCCGAAATCAACCGGCGAAAGCTCCAGCGCCAGCCTGACTACCTTCACCAGATCGGGATGCACACCACGCAGGTTGTTTTCACTTCGCTGACTGAATTTGTTACTCATATCGCCACCTATTTAATTACTCTCTGCGCAGCTTGCTTGATGCGCAGCTTCACATAATCTTCGTTTTCCGGACGCTCAGAAAATCCGACCGCAAGCATTCCAATCATCGCGCCAAACTCAGGCGGTATTGCGGCGGCGCAAATCCACTTAACCCCGGCCACGCGGGCAGATTTCCCAACAGCCGTATTAGCGATGTGCTCCCAACAATTTGTCTTGTTGTCTATAAGGTGAATAAATTCATCAGATAATCTTGAGGACGGCCTAAATATTAAATCGCCAGTACCTACCAATGACTGAAGATCGCGCTCACGCTCACGTACATAGATTGCGCGGCGTTGATTTTTCTCAAGATTTAAAGACCAAACAGAAGCAGCAACAGCCCCTGTATCGGCCATCAAACTCGTTATCTCTGGCCCCACGGCCATTTCATCTATCTGAGGCGTGCCAAAGGCCCCCATCGCAGCAAAAGCAAGCGCGCGACGGTTCTCCCATGCAACATAGGTGCTTACAGTGAAAATTATTAAAATCATCAAAATGGCTAATTTCTTCCAACTGTCCACCCAGCGCACAACTATCATTAAGCGCTCAAACCCTGCCTCCAGAAGCCCAGCGGAATTATCGTTATTTTTTTTATCCATTAATTATTAATCCCATAACTGCACCATCTCCCGCTTTGCTGGCGGCTGGATCTCTGGCAGGTAGACAATCTGCCCGGCCTGCAACTCAGTGGCGGCGGAAATACCCTTATTGGCATCGATCACCGCCTCGGTAACGCCTGCTGTTCTGCCGTAATAGCGCCAGCAAAGCAGGTCGATCGTGTCATTTTGCTGCGCCTGAACGTTCATTACACCAACTCCGCCAGACCCCGGCTTTCGTCCTGGATATCACGGATTGACCAGCGCACATCCCGCCACAGCGTATCGATCTGCGTGCTTAATGCCGCCGCGTGATCTTCGCCTTTACTTGTGGTGTCAATATCGCGGTAGCCTTCAATCAACAGCGCCTTAGTGAGTGAATACACGGCATTTTTATAGCGCCATACCTTCACGGAAGTACCATTCACCGGACTGGCCGGAATTTCTTCCAATGACTCATAGCCCGCATCAATCTGCACCTGGCGCCACAGGAAAAGCTGATCATTAACATGGGCTACCGCTTCCACCGTTCGCGACATCAGGCGATCGGTTGTCACCTGCCCATCAAGACGCATCGCGCGGCGTAGTTCAGCCAGCGAAATGACCGGCCAGAATGGCAGGCTTTCAACCTTCGCGCCGCCATCATCAGGCACTGGATCGGATGGTGGCCGTACTGGCTCAGTGGCTACCAGACTCAT